TACAATAATAAAATCAGCAACGTTAGCGTAAGCCACGTTTAAGTTATTAACACGAGTTGTACTTGTTACTGTCAATGGGGCGGTACCTATTGCTACATTAGATGTCAATGTGCTTGCTACTACTGCTCCTGCAGTATTCAAGTTACCTGCACTACTATTACCAGTTACTGCTAAACTTGTTAATGTACCAACTGAAGTAATATTACCTTGTGCCGCTGCTGTTACTGTATTAGCAGTGTCTGCTGCCAAATTAGCAACTACTGTAGTAGAAGAAACTACAAACGGGGAAAGTCCTCCGTTTGCAACATTTGATATAAATCTACTAGCAGTTACATTACCTGCACCAATATTACCTGATACGGTTAAACTTGTTAATGTACCGGTACTTGTTATATTTGATTGTGCCGCTGTTGTTAATGTTCCCGTTAATAAAGTACCAGAAACATTTCCTGCACCAATATTTCCAGTTACTGTTAAGGCACCGGGTACTGCGACATCACCTGTTGTTTTATTAAAAGTGAATCCTGTATTTCCTTGGAAAACAGTAGTATCATTAAACTGTATAGCCTGATTAGAACCTCCAGGAGGACTTCCTGCTAACGATGTAAAAGATAATCCCCCGGACCCGTCAGTAACCAAATACGTAGATGCTGTGCCACCTGTAATATGTAAGTTAGATACTGACCCTAGTGATACATTTCCTGTTCCGGTAAAATTAACAAGCCCGGATGCATTACTTACTGCTAATCCAGTTAATGTTCCGGTACCCGGCACAGCAAATGCACCGGTTGTTTTATCAAAAGTGAATCCTGAATTACCGTTTAATGCTAAATCATCATTGAATTGTATTTGTGTGTTACTCCCGCCAGCAATAGCACTATCCACTCCCCATGATAAATTACCCAATCCGTCAGTTTTTAAATTATATCCTGCTGTTCCGCCGGATATATGTAAATTTGCCACTGCACCTAAAGTAACATTTGCAGATGTAGTGAAATCAATTATCCCGGTTGCATTGCTAATAGTTAGTCCAGTTAATGATCCAACTGAAGTTATATTTGGTTGTGCATTAGTAGTTACTGTGCCTGCTGTGGTTGCTGCACCTGATAATGCACCAACGAATGTAGTTGCAGTAATAGCATTATTTGCTAAATTCATTGTTATACCAGTGCTTGTCAACTCAGCAATATTTCCTGTAGTTGCATTAGCACCTATGATATATGCAGTTCCAGTACCTGGCGCAGTTACATTGATAAAATCTGCTACATTAGCATAGTCAACATTTAAGTTAGCCACCCGTGTAGTAGATGTTACTGTTAGTGGAGCGGTGCCAATTGCTATGTTTGAGATAAAGCGAGTGGCTGTTTCTGTTCCAGATGTGTTTATGTTACCAAATGTACCATTACCAACTACAGATAAAGTAGTGCCTATATTCGCATTAGCACCAACATTAGCAAATCCGGCAGTGATTAAATTTCCACCGGTTATGTTACCGGTTGCAACAATCAATCCAGCAGTACCTAAGTTACCAACATTAGCATTACCAACTACAGATAAAGTAGTGCCTATATTAGCATTAGAGGCTATATTAGCAAACCCGGCAGTGATTAAATTTCCGCCGGTTATATTACCTGTAGCAATCATAACACCAGCAGTGCCTAAGTTACCTACATTAGCATTACCAACTACAGATAAAGTAGTGCCTATATTCGCATTAGCACCAACATTAGCAAATCCAGCAGTGATTAAATTTCCACCAGTTATGTTACCTGTTGCAACAATCAATCCAGCAGTACCTAAGTTACCAACATTAGCATTACCTAGTACTGATAAAGTAGTGCCTATATTAGCATTAGAGGCTATATTAGCAAATCCAGCAGTGATTAAATTTCCACCGGTTATGTTACCTGTTGCAACAATCAATCCAGCAGTACCAAGATTACCAACATTAGCATTACCAATTACATTGGCAGTACCTGGGATGTTAGCCCCAGTTGAAGTAACTACAAATTGTGCTGTTGCGTTTCCGGCAGTAAATGTAGAAACATTACCATTAGCAGTAAGAGTTATATTGCTATTACCATTTTGTAGTAACCCACTATTGATAGTAGTGATATTACCTGTAGTGATTATAGCAGTTGCCGTGCCTAAGTTACCGACATTAGCATTACCAACTACAGATAAAGTAGTACCTATATTAGCATTAGAGGCTATATTAGCAAATCCAGCAGTGATTAAATTCCCACCAGTTATGTTTCCAGTAGCAACAATTAATCCAGCAGTACCAAGATTACCAACATTAGCATTACCAACTACAGATAAAGTAGTACCTATATTAGCATTAGAGGCTATATTAGCAAATCCGGTAGTAATTAAATTACCGCCGGTTATATTACCTATTGCAACAATCAACCCAGCAGTGCCAAGATTACCAACATTAGCATTACCAATTACCGATAAAGTAGTGCCTATGTTAGCATTAGCACCAACATTAGCAAATCCAGCAGTGATTAAATTTCCACCGGTTATGTTACCTGTTGCAACAATTACCCCTGCAGTGGTTAAATTCCCACCGGTTATATTTCCAGTTGCAGCAATCAATCCAGCAGTACCAAGATTACCAACATTAGCATTACCAATTACCGATAAAGTAGTGCCTATGTTAGCATTAGCACCAACATTAGCAAATCCAGCAGTGATTAAATTCCCACCAGTTATGTTTCCTGTTGCAACAATTACCCCTGCAGTACCTAAGTTACCAACATTAGCATTACCAATTACAGATAAAGTAGTGCCTATATTCGCATTAGAGGCTATATTAGCAAATCCAGCAGTGATTAAATTCCCGCCAGTTATATTACCTGTAGCAATAATTTCTCCTGCAGTGCCAAGATTACCAACATTAGCATTACCAATTACAGATAAAGTAGTACCTATGTTAGCATTAGAGGCTATATTAGCAAATCCAGCAGTGATTAAATTTCCGCCAGTTATATTTCCAGTTGCAACAATCAATCCAGCAGTACCTAAGTTACCAACATTAGCATTACCAATTACAGATAAAGTAGTGCCTATATTCGCATTAGCGCCAATATTGGCAAATCCAGCAGTGATTAAATTCCCACCGGTTATATTTCCGGTAGCAACAATCAATCCAGCAGTACCAAGATTACCAACATTAGCATTACCAATTATATTAGCAGTGCCTGGTATATTAGCGCCAGTTGAAGTGACTACAAATTGTGCTGTTGCGTTGCCGGCGGTAAATGTAGATACATTGCCAGCAGCTGTAATAGTGATATTACTTGTGCTGTTTTGCATTAATCCACTATTGATAGTAGTGATATTACCTGTAGTGATTATTGCTGTTGAAGTACCGAGATTACCGACATTAGCATTGCCAATTACAGATAAAGTAGTACCTATGTTAGCATTAGCACCGACGTTAGCAAATCCAGCAGTGATTAAATTTCCACCGGTTATGTTTCCAGTAGCAACAATCAATCCAGCAGTGCCAAGATTACCGACATTAGCATTACCAATTACAGATAAAGTAGTGCCTATGTTAGCGTTAGCACCAACATTAGCAAATCCAGCAGTGATTAAATTACCACCAGTTATATTACCTGTTGCAACAATCAATCCAGCCGTACCTAAGTTACCAACATTAGCGTTACCCGTTACCGATAAAGTAGTGCCTATATTCGCATTAGCACCAACATTAGCAAATCCGGCAGTGATTAAATTCCCACCGGTTATATTACCTGTGGCATTTAATGTACCGGCAACATTAACTCCAGTACCTGTTACAACTAAAACAGTATTTCCAACTACAGTAGTAGAGATATTACCATTAGCAGTAAGAGTTATATTGCTATTACCATTTTTTAGTAAACCGCTATTGATAGTGGTGATATTACCAGTAGTGATTATAGCAGTTGCAGTGCCTAAGTTACCAACATTAGCATTGCCGGTTACCGATAAAGTAGTGCCTGCGCTAAGAGCATTAGTAGCAGATACATTAAATGCGGATACATTTCCGGTAATTACGATGTTTCCACCAAGAGTTATATTACCAGAAATACCTACATTTGCTAAATTTGAGTTACCAACTACTGATAAATTACCTTGAACATTTGCATATCCCGATAAGTTAATATTTGCCACATTTGCTATATTTGCCGGTAAATCAACATATAGAGTTTGCGATGATGCAGTAATTGAGGTATCTAGTGACCCGTTTGCATCACGCCCAATACTTAATGTACTAGTATGCACCTGAACGCAAGCAATATTTGCAGTAATGACAACATTTCCGGTAGGAGTACTTACGGTAATACCTGCACCCTGAGTTCTATTAACAGATATAACAGAGCCTACATCAGCACCTTCAAATAGTTCACCAAAATTATCCTGTACTTTTTGAAAGGCTGTTCTAATTGCGTCTGCGTCCGGATCATCCGGGAATGTACCAAAATCTATATTTCTTTGTGCCATAAATATACCTTATTAAGTATTTATCATTTTACCACAAAGAATAAATCCAAAAAAATACTCAACTAAGTTGAGTTAATATTAACTAAATAGTTAAATGAAACACTGGCAACCATATATTAAAGCAGGGTGGGAAATTGTTATGGAGGCCCAAGGTAAAAGTCAGGTGTTTTTAGCATCTGATATGGAAGCTTTTCTAGTACATGTTATCGCTCGTACAATAGATAAACCAAATATTTGGGACCGCCCTATCGCAATTAAAATACTTGGCGCTCAAACACTGAGTGGAGCACTAAGGGCTACCGCGCTACAATCAATTGGCGAAGAATGTTTATTTATTGACGGATGGCAAGTAAAGCAAGCACGTTGGCCTACACAAACTTATTTTATAGATATGGGTGAAATTGCTTTTGGAATGGCTAGTGTTAGTACTAGACCGGCTGATAAATTGCTTGAACTGGCAAGTAACAATTTTAAATTAATGAGTGCAATCTTAAAAACTGCACGAACATTAAATGTTACTTAGAATTGGCTGTTATTTGCGCTTCTTTTTCTAACTGTTCTATTAATGCAGGATAAATGTTTTTATAATATTCATTCATTTTATCCCAATCTTGGTTTAGTGTTTTACCCTCAATAACGCATTTATCTATCTTTTTTTTAGCATAGTCTAGAATGACATTCATTGTTTGTAAGTCTGCGGGTTTAACTTTTTTAGAAACAGTAATTTGTTCATCAATTTGTCCTCCCGGTTTTCGTATAAATTGTATTAATAAATATCTCATATTGTAGTCAATTCACATAAAGTTGCTGCTATCGCTATTTCTGGTATACCTACTAGCGGTAAAGTAGACAATCCATTTCTAATAATAATAATAGCAGCATCTTTACCTTTATTAGTAGATGACCATAAATCTAAATTAGAATATGCCCAAACATAAATTTCTTCAATTCGGGTAGGGTATAAACTTAAATATTGCATTAATTGTTGTCTACCTTCAATAATTTTACCCGATTTAAACAACTGGGTAGCAGTTATCATTAGTTCATTTTCACTAGACCCTTCTGCCTGCGGTGATAATAGTTTACCCGAACTACTGTTTACTTGTAATTGATTTAGACACTTACGCAAATCGGGATAAGTTCCCCTAACATAATTATCTAATATATCTAACTCAAAATCAATATTTTCAGTTGCTAGTACGGTTGCTGCTCTAGCAGTAAATTCATTTCTATCTGTTTTAGCAATATGAAATTCATGACACCTACTTTTTAATGCTGGAATAATTTTATGTTGATAATTACATGTTAGTATAAACCTAGCAGTAGCACTATATTCTTCCATGTCATGCCTAAGCATTGCTTGACCAGCCGCAGTTAAATAATCTGCTTCATCAAGTAATACAACCTTAAAAGTACCATATGGCATTGTTTGAACAAACCCTACAATTTTGTTTCGTATTACATCCACTCCGTTTTCACGACTAGCATTAATTTCTAATACATCATAACTTTCCACACCCAATTCATTAATTAGAATTTTTGCTAGTGTAGTTTTTCCTGTGCCTGGATCTCCGCTTAGTAATAAATTAGGGATACTTTCTTGTTTAATCCAATCTAATACTTGACTGCGTTGCCTGTCATCAACAAACACATAATCCGCAGTTGTGTTAGGTCTATATTTTTCTGTCCAAAGGTTATTTTTCATTTTTTCAAAAGTTCAAGGGTAATAATATGTCCAATACTTTCACCTAAGTTTTCACTTGGTCCCACAATATGTAGTTTAGATTGAGTATGATCAGTCTTGCGATCAAACATACAACTTTCCACAATCGTTCCACCAGAGGCAAAATATATATTCAACCGTAATGGATCGGAGTTAAACTCAGTTAGACCATGGTTTCCCCTTCTTGACGATACTACAGTATTCCTATCCATCGGATAGGAATTAGTTCCCAAATTATATAGTTGTCTTTTTATCCAATTAATCATTAATATACCTTATCACTCAATGTTAAATCGTCTACTGGCTCATCACTAATTAAAAGTACATCATCATTGTCTACTTTACGGATAGTGCGTTCACCGTTCTCATCTTCAATTTTAACACCACGAGTCCATCTACCGTGAGTAATTAGGACATATTGCCCAATTTGAACATCGGTTTGTTTTGGTCCAATAGCATAAACTCTTGCCCATCTTGGGCGAATTCCTGCACTTTTCATATCATCATTTAACAATACAATACCGCCTGACGTAATTCGCTCGTCAAACTTCATCTCATCTACTAATATTGTATCATTAAGTGGAGTTAATGAACGTATTTTATGAGGGGCAAATGCTAGTTTCTTTTCCATATTATTTTTTCACATCCATAGATTTAATTTTTTCAACTGCAATATCATCTTCTAATGCATCTTCTAATTCACGCTCCGAAACAGTTAATGTCTCATTTAATACGTTTTGTGCAATCGGGGCATCCACATGTATTTGCTCTCGTAATTTGTTAGCCGATTTATTGCCTACCGTTTTTGAATATATAGAATTTACCTTAGTGGTCACGGGGACAATAATTTTCCCATTAGAATCAATGGTATCACCCCTGGCATTGACCTTCATATTCCCCACGGCTCTAGTACGTTCGTTTTTTGCTTGAAGCGCACTCATATCAACTAATTTACCCTGTGCTGTTCTATACTTTGACATATATTTCCTTTATTTTAAAAACTCATCAATTGACAATTGATAATGTAAACTATTTATTCTGTGGATTCCTATTAGGAATAATACAAAACTAGATACACTACTACCTCTACCCACTCCCCATATAATATTATTTTTACGCATAACATCAACTAGATATTTTAAATATTGTAATAATGTAAACATATCTCGTTCTTGGAACATAATTAATTCTTCGCCGGCTCGTTGTAACTCAGGTTCAGAAGTACATTGTTCTAATACCCATTTAGCAATATCCATACTATAATATTCTTTTGGCATAAACCAAGTTGCTTGGCATATAGAATCAAACTGGGTTACTGATAAATCTAATTCAGTGTATACCTTTAAATCAGGTATATTCTCTATTGTCAAACATTCGTTAAATTCTATTGGAGAATCTACTAGTACTACATTATTAAAAATTTTAGTAGGGTCGTTTAAAAATAAATGACACAAATCCGACTCATTTAAAATTGATTGCCCATATCTATCTATTTTCATCTGTTGATATTAACACAAGTCTGCATAAAAAGCAATGTATTTGGTTATTTGTCGGTAAAAATAATTTGAGATGTAGGTAATGTTTTTTCTTGCCATTCTAAATTTAAATGAGCCCAATCGTTTGTTTTTTTGACCAATTTAACTATTTTTTCCTTTTTAGTTTCTCTTTTTGGAAAGTCAACAATTTTAGTATTCAGTTCGTTCCACCAATTGAAAATACCAGTTGTTAATGGAGTATGTTCTAGTGCAGGACTATATAAAAACTTAATACCATCACTTAATCCAGAACTTAAAGTTATATCAGTTATCAACAATCTTCCTTCAGTAATTATATTTAATTTAGTTAATAATAATATAGCCAGTAACTGATCATATGGCTCATCTGGAGTAGTAGAAACTTTTAAGTTTGCTGCAATATATTTTTCAATAACCGCAGTTTCAGTTTGGTGAACAAATACACAATTTTGAAAACAGTCCTCTATCATATAATTTATGCGAGACATTGCAATATTTTGTTCTTTACTATCTCCGGTAACAACATGCATTTCTAAAGTTATTTCATAGATGTTCATTAAAAATGTCTCTTCAACATACACTGCTGCTTGAAAAGCAAAATGTTGTTTTATTCTATGACGCATTGTGTTCAATTTACTTATCCTTGTTTATTTGAATTTTATTAGTTATTTCTTGTTTTTTAATCATTTCATCCATTTGACGATTATATTCTACTTTATAACTTTCTATAGCCATGCGTAGTTGATGTATTAATGGTTGATTCAAGATTTTATAAGCAAATGACAATTTGCCCGTTAATTCTGATATAGTTTTTTGCAACTCGTCTACTGACTTGTCTTTAAGATTAGATATGAATGGGTGTTCCACTCATATATTTATTACCAGGTTGTGGCAACTATTTTTTTCCATATATCATTACCAACATATGCTGTTGCGGTAGTAGCAGTTGAATTGGAACTTAAAGTAACTACGGTGTCCGCAACTCCATTGGTTCTAGATTGACTAACTGTAATATTTGGACTAGATATTGCTTTAATATAATATACTGTATTAGCATATATTCCACCTATATTGGCAGTAAAAATAATTGGAGCATTAACTGTTAAATTAGTTATATTATCTAACGTGACAGCATTAGTAGTCACTGTAGTATTGCTAACATTTTTTAAATAACTAGTAGAATTATATGTGTCAGTACATATATAAACATAATTTACCGGATTCCCGTACATTGTACTAGTTAATGACGAATTACCTGCTAAATTAATATTGGCACCGCCTAACGTAGAAGAAACCGAAAACGTAGTAGCAGAAACGACATTTCTAACATAATATGTTGTACCAACTGCAATATTTGCTTCACAACTAGTGCCGGAAAAAGTAATAGGCATATCAGTATATAATTGTACTGTATTTCCTGTAGTAGTAAAATAATCTGCTGCGTTAGAAATAGTTATGGGTAGTTGGTCTAAAGACTGACTTGCTACTACAGTGCCAGGCACATCTCCTTGAAATCCAGTTGGGGGAACAAGACGATTATTTTGAATTTGAGTATCTATTCTTGGTCTATTATAGGGTTCTACCAATAAACTATTTCCACAATCAACGGTACTTATTCTATAATCAAGTTGACTAATATTATATGGAATAGAAACAGTAGCCACACCTGCAATATTTGAAAAATTTTCTAAAGTTGTTACGCCGGTGTTTTCATTAATTACCATTTCACTAGGGAAAGATATAAATGAATTAGCATTACTTATTGCCAATTGCAGTTGAACATTACTTTGTGTTCCAGTTGGAGCCCAATTTCCAAATTGAAATGTTATATTACCTGCAACGGTACCATATTGAACATCTCCTAATGATACATCTACTAATACAGTTCCTGACAGACTATTCCCTAAATTATAAGTAGTTGCTCTAAAACTTCTAGTTGCAGCATTACTAATAATTGTATTAGCCATGTCGTTGTTTAATGAACTCCCACTTAACGCTGATTTAACTACTACTTTATTTTGTAAATCTGTAATTTCAGTGGCAGCGGTGTTTAAATTAGTTTTTATAGATGCAAAATTATCTCTAAATCCCTGACTGTTGTTATTAACGCCCGGTATTGGATAATTGACATCTAATGCATTAGTATTAATTGTACTCATATTCTATATTCCATGAAGTATTTAGTATTGAGATTCATTTGGTAAAATAGTTTTATGTGGAAATAATACATGAAAATTTTTACTATTTAATGGATCCGGTACCGGGGTAGCACTGGGCAATCCTGTCCAAGTAGGAGGATTAGTAGTTTTATCATAGTTATATGTGGTGCTTTTATCCACAGTAAATCTATCAATATTAAAATTAATTTGATTTAATTTATATGCCCAATTGTCATTTATATTATTTTTAATAGTAATTGCTTTACCTGGTTTAGTATAACAAATAACCCAAGCTTGTGTATATCCCAATGTATTACCATTGGCTTGTTGACTAGTCATCCATAAAGGTAATAAAGAAGAATCATATTCTTGACCCAAAACTGCTGACACTCTGTTACGCATATTAATTAAACTATTTGGATATAACACTGTAGCCGAGCCCGGAGTTAAACTAGTATAATATTCTTGACCAAATATATTTACATAACTAGTATATATATCATCTACACTAGTATACCAAGAACCCTGAAATAAATTAATAGGAGTAGGCCAATATATTTCACTACTAACACTTACGCCACTGGGATTTATTAAATTATCTATGATTTCACTATATACAACTTCATATATAATAGTACCTGCACTATTTTTAGCAACAGCAGTTTTTAATTCACCCAATGTTATATTTCTCCAATAATGATTTTGTGTCACTGCGGCAATATATTCATCTAAATCGCTAGAAAATACACCATATAAATGCTCATATACAACACTAGTTGCTTTGCCAAAATATATATCAGTTGCTCTATATAAATCTATAGTAGGAATCAATGTAGTATTAGTTAACAATGAATTTATTATATTTCTATCTGTAATACTAGGGGTAGCGTTAATATATAATATATCTGTTGGTTGAGTATATTGTTGTAAAACAGATATAGTAAATGTTTTATTTGAATTTAATAATGGATGGTCAGGAGAGTATGCTCGTATGGTAACAGTAAAATCAGTAGTTTCGTTTAGTGTTAAAACTTGAGTAGTAGGTTGATCCGCAACATATCCTGTTATTTCTCCATTATATAATAATTCTAAATTAGGAGGAAGTGAACCTGACACAATGTTATAATATAGTTCTACTTGAGCAGTTGCTAATACATTTAATGTACTAATTGTTCCGTTATAAATTGTTCCCATATCAGCTGGAGTAATCCAAGTAACAATACCATCAAGACCATTACTTATTTTATATGAAAACTCAACATATTCACTTATAAACGATCCTTTTAATACAGCAACTGAAAAATTATATTGGTTAATTCCAGTTGACCCTAAAATTGGAGTACCAGTTATCCAACCGGTTGTTGTATTCCCTATGATTCCACTTGGCAATCCTGAATAAGAATATGTAATTACAGAATTATCAAAGTCTTTTCCTATTATTTTAAATGCAAAATAATTATCACTTTGAGCAGTACCTATGAAAGTTGACGTAGCAGACGGGGTAGTTAATGTTCCACTTTCTTTAGGCGGTGTAAAATAATATCCATAATATTCATTAGTTGGTAAAATATTAAATGTAGTGGGTCTTGTATTTAAAATAACCGGACTTCTTGAATTTGGTATTTTACCCGGACCCCCTTGACTTACTGGAGTATTTTGATTAATAACAGTAAGTTGATATTCAGCCACAGCAGTGCCTAATGCACTTTCTAATTTTAATGTAAAAGATGATGTTCTTATTGTTGGCTGACCTACACTAGTAGTCGGTAAAGTAACTGTCATATACCCTGCTGCGTCTGTAACTAAATAAGTTGGACCATTTTGGGTAGTAGAAACAGTAAATTCGGTACTATTAATTATACTTTTAACATAATATGTGGTAGTGGATGATATTGTCCCGAATGTAGTGCCGGAAAAAAGTACAATTCTACCCAAAGCAAATCCAGTTGTACTTAAACAAGTTATAATATTTGTTGATGCAGTTGTGAGAGAAGCACTTGTTACTATTAACGGAAATGTTATATTAAGTATTGGTGGATTTGGATATCCTCTAATAATACCTGATTCATTTATTTCTAACCCAGACGGCAATAAGCCTTCTTTTAGGGATATAATTACAGTATTGTTAACATCAGGATTAGAATATTGAATTGGAATTTCAACCCAAATACTATCTTGTACACTTAATAAAGATCCAGTGGGAGTAGTAAAGTTTGGAATTGCAGCTCCTAATACAACCATAGAAAATGTTCTATCTCTTAAATTATTTAAATTATCAGTAACACGTATAGTAAAAGTACTAGTTGTTGCTAATGTAACTAAAGTAGGGGTGCCTGTTATTAATCCATCTTGATCTAATGATAATCCGGGCGGTAGTACTCCGCATAATAATGCATATGATATTGATGATGCAGGTGACTGTGCAGATGCTGATAATTGAAAAGTAGCCGGTAACAATGATGGAAATGTTCCCAAAGATCCGGCGGGGGTGTTCCAAATAGGCTGTGCCATATTATCTTTGCAGCATATCCAATGCTATCTCATAATGATGTTTTCTATCTTCCAATCCAATGGTCCCACCATTAATTCTTTTTGTCAGTGTTACAAAATCACCACTGTCACAATATTGATTTAATTTATTATTATCCCAAAACCAGCCTGCACTTGCTACGGCACCGTTTGGAGTTTCTAAATATGCAACAGTATCTTCAATTGATAAATCTAATGCTAGGGCAAATTTAGTATAATTATCTCTACCGGTTAATTGAATTAACCCTCTACCACAAAATCGATATCCGTCGCCGCTTGCTTCATCTCCGTTTTTCATACGATTAGCATATACACGATTAGCAATCATTTCGGGTTTGCGTTCATATCTTTTTGCAGTTGCTTCATCAAGAAAGTATTTCTTAAAAGTAGTCAGTAATCCTTTGGCACTGTAATTTAAATTTTCTTTTACAAAATTAAATCCTCCGGACTCATGTGCGATTTGCGCTAAAAACCCTGCTATTCTATTTGTATTAACAAACATGTCATAGTATTCACCTACAGTATTCAACGGTTCAATATATGTAGTTAGAATACTATCTTTTGTTTTAGGACAAAGGGTGTGTAATAATTCTATTGTAATCATATTAATATCCGCCGGTTAATGTGGCTCTTTTCCATGTATTAGTTGCAGTACAAACATATATATAATTAGCATCCCAGCATATTTGTCCAATTGTGCCTGTAGCACTAGATGCTTTAGTAGTTAGTGGGGACTGTAATATATTAGCAAGTACAGTGTTTGCAGTTACATAATCGTTATCAACATTAGTTAATATTGTACCTGATGAATTTACAACCAACGTTGGTGGAATCCCTACAGAGTAACCGGTTATACTGTTGAATAATTCTGATGACATAAATATTCCATTGTTATATTGTATTTATGCAATAACAAAAAAGGGTGCCGAAGCACCCTCTTTGTTTGACAAAACAAACAACCCAAATTTTATTGGAATGTTAAATTTGCAACAGCTATTTCACCAACATAATCCGCAGCATTACCAAAACTGCTTGCAGTATTAGTAAGCTCGATATATCCGTAACGAGTCATAAATGATACGACTGGTTCGAATGTTGTTGGATCAAGAACAACACCAGAACTCATCAACGGAATGTAAGGGCAATAGAATGCCGCTGCATCTGTTTCTGAAGAGCCTTTATAACCAACCAATACAGGTTGTGTATCAGGTGCATAAGAGTCAACAAATACACGCATAGCGCCGTTTAAGGTACCAACGAACTTTGTATTTGTTGGTGCTTCAAAAGTACCTTCTGTAGTACGAGCGAATGCAGAAGTTGTAGCACTTTGTAGAACCGTTAACGCTGCGCTAGATACAACAGCCCAGTTACCTGCTCCACGACGGGTGCGTTGAGCGATCAAGTTAGCAACACGATTGATAAGAACTGCCAATGCAGCATGTTCATCACCAACATATGTAGCAGTACCAGATACGGTTGCCTGATTGAATGTAAACTCAGTGGTTGCTAAAGTACGTAATGACAATAGAATTTCCTGGTCAATTTCAGCAGTAATTTCTTGTGCCAAAGCAGCCATAATTTCTGCCTCAACGTCAATGCCATGCTGGCTTTGTGCGTCTTGAGCAGCTTCAAATGTCCAACGTGCTTGCAATTTACGTGATTTCGCTTCAACGGCTTGACGTAGAATTTGCACACTGATTTGTTTACCGCCATTGCCTTCAAGGGCAGCGGTATTATTTGCAGTATAGCTGCTAGTTGAACTTGTTGCTTGTGGAGTACGTGAATACGCCTGAGCAATCATGAACGGACTTAATGCTTCTTGACCAGCTGTAACACTAGTTGCTGCTGCACTGTTGTCTGTTAAAGACTGAGCATAGCGAACACGCAATGTATGAATCTGACCAACTGGACCTGTCATTGGCTGAACGCCTACCAATTCGTTAGCGATAACGGTTGGCATGACACGACGGATAACCGGAAGAATCACACGATTTAATGTAGCGATGTTTCCAGCTGTTGTAGTACCGGCTGAAGATTCAGCAAGTAACTGTCTTTTTGTGTTTTCTAAAATAACACCCATTGTTGAACGACGGTTGCCTTTTAGACCTTCTAACAGGGCGTCCTTGGTTTCGTTCCAACGGCCTTCTAATAATACTTTTGACATTTTATATATCTCCTAATGTATGTCTTTATTTCACAGCCCTGCTAGACGTTTAATGTCTATTACGTTATCACGTTCATAGATATCAACTTCTTGTTTAGCAGCTTTATTACCAGTAATTTCTGTAATAATAGATTCATTCAAAGCAGATTTTCCAATCTTTTTCTCATTACCATTATTAAGAACTGCTGGCAAATACTTATCGAAAGCGACTTTCAACTTGTTAGTTTGTACACTTTCTAGTAAGTCCATCATAACTCCAGATTTCTCTTCATTGAGAGTAGACAATAAATCGCTCATTGTTTTTTCTCTTAGATTTGATTCTTTAATCATGCGAACTTCACGTTCTTTCCCTTCAACCAGTTTTTTGACTGCGTTGACCGATTTAATAGATTCTGCTAGTTGAGTTTCTTTTTCACCTAGTTTAGCCATTAATTTGCGAGTTTCAGCTTTATCATTTAAATGAGTTACTGAAAATTCCCCTGCAAATGCTTCAAAAAGCCGACGACCAAAATTGTTTTCTCTAGCAATTTTAATGTCTTCTTTTAATTGATGTAGTTCACCCTTTAGATGAGTAGTTACAATTGAATTCAATTTACTAGCAGATTCAGCGACAAAACGTGCTTTCAATGCAGTTAATTGTTTACGACCTTCAGCAACTAATTTAACCTTAGATTCAACAACAGCTTGTTTATCTTGTGCGAATTCTTTAATTTCGCGGGATAAAGCATGAACAATAAATTGTCCTACTTTTTGTTGATTTTCTTTTTGGATACTACGATCTTTACGCAATTCTTTGATTTCTTCGGCTAATTTAACAACCATAAAATCATTGAATTTAGTAGCAGATTCATGTAGTTTAATTTTTGCTTTAATTCGGTCTTCATTCATTGCTTGACGTTCGCTCTGAAATTCTACAATTTCAGAACTAAGGCCTTCAGTAACCATTTTATCTAGTGCCTCTACCATCACGATTCTATCATGCTCATAACGATTTGCAAACTCTTCTCTTAGTTCTGTGCGTACTTGCTCTCGTGCTTCAACCAATTTAGAGTCCCAGGCTTCATTAAGTTCCTGCCCGATTTCTTCATTAATTAATCCACTTTCAAGTAATGGTTTGATAGCATCAAACATACTTATTCCCCTTTTTTAATTTTGAGATCATTAATTAGGCGTTTAACTTCCTCTTTAAGAAATCTCTGTACTTTTTTATCGCCTTTAGCATCTTTTGCAATAGTTAAGAGTTTATGACCATGTTTCATGTTGATCATGCCTTCATAAATAGCCTTAGGGTATGCATTAGGTGCGCTCGGTTGAGCAACGATATCCACTGTGACTATTTCAAAGTCACTGACACGGCCATCAGAGTCGTTAACGTTTCCGCTACCTCGACTAGATACGCCTAGTTTAACACCACTTTCCAACATGGTAGTTACTAACTGCCCCATTGGAGTTGGTAATATTTTTAATTTACCAAAACCGTTTGCTCCGTCCATCCACATAGATGTTATCATATGTGATACTCGGTCTAAGTTAATTTTTAAGTCATCTGGGTGATCTACTTCACCTAATACAGAATAACCTTCAGTAATTTGTTTATTCAAAGTCTCTACTGCACTATCAATTTCAGAAATGGGGTAAACACGCTCGTTTGCGTTTTTTACCCCACCCTGAATGAAAATACCCTTCATATAAAGGGACTTTGTATTTCCCTCACCTGAACTTTCGAGGACCATACCGGCTTGGCCGAAAGTCAGTTGCTCTTTGAGATAAGCCATTACTCTCAGATTCCTTATCTAGTAGTTTTACGTACTGTTCTTCGTGACTCGGCCAATGGGCTTTTGGTATTAACTCCAGCCGCTTGCGTTGTCGTTGGCTTTGGTGCCGCTGTTAAATCTTGAGTTGCTTGTGCAGGAGCATTTTTGAATGAGCCTGCGCCTTTAACTTGCGTTTCACCTTTACTGCCATAATTGCTTGGTCCTTTTGGACTTGTTGGTACTGATTCTGATTTACCACCTAGTGCAAAAGGCTTGCTTGCCATACCATTTTGACCCGAATTAAATCTTACGGTACTTTTTGTTTGCTGACCATTGTCACCACCAATGTTAGAACCATATAGCCCTTTTACTGGTTTTAGTGTGATGGCTTCCATCATTTCATCACCTTCTGGATTATCCATGTCATCACCGCCTGCAAATGCACCGGCTTCGTCATCCATGCCGTCTAATGACTCTTCATCACCTCCGCCACCATTCATAATTTCTTCAAACTCAGCCATTAATCTTTCAAGATTATCCACTTTATCTTCAATATCTACTACTCGGTCTTCAACTGACCCTTCATCATCCATGTCATCCATACCTTCTTCATCAGAATCAAGATCCATTATTTCTGTATCTTCATCATCCATGTCATCTAGGTCCATTTCATCATCTTCTTCGTTCATACCTTGTTCTTCCATCTCAATTTCGTCCAGCAATCCAGCGGCTTCGCCGCTTGCATTTACCGGAGGTTCTGATGACGCAGTTGGCTCAGCATATAGATTTTCTTCTAGGGTGTCTTCGTCCATTAAATGTTCGTAAATTTCGCGGGATTTTTCTACCACGATATCGTGAAATAATGCACGGGCTTGTTCTTCATTCTCGTTAATAATTAAATCAATGAGTTGTTCAAATTTTTTGTTATCCATTGTTTTTTTCTCCTAAGTAATGGCTTGTAAAATTATTTAGCACATATACAATAAAAGAGCGTAATATGTATGCTTTTTTTACATTTTTGGTAAAATCTGATGATTTTACAAAACTTTAATTGCTAAAGTTTATACTGTCGGCTGTCCTGCTTGTGCTGCTGCGGCACCATATTGTTCATGAACTTTTTTCATGTACTCTTGTTTTTCATAATTTCTAACATCTAACATTTTTCTTAATTTTCTAATTTGCTTTAATGTTAATTTAGTTTTACGAGATTCTTTCCACTTTGGTTTACTATTGTCATCAGCAATATCTTGGTAACCCTGAATCGGGGCATCAAACATTTCAAAAAGTTTCATTTAACTATTTATCAATTATATTTGACCTGGCGCACCGCCCGGTACCGCAGCTTGCGAGGTAGCAGATGTTACTGGTCCAGCAACTTCTGGCCCTTCCGCACCTTCTTCAGGTGGATTTTCTAACTCTTGGCCAAGTTGTTCATCCGATTCAATATCCCCAACAGACACCCCTACACTTCGTAAATCACTACCTAGTGGGTCAACATCTTGTTCTTTATCTTGTTCTTCACGCCATAATTTTTCATTTTTACTGATCTCTTCTTCAGTTAATCCTAAAAATCTTTCTAAGGCAAATCGTTTACTAATGTATGGATATTGTTCCATAGAAGTAAATGATCCTATTCTTGCAGTATCTAATTCACTTTGACGATATGCTGCAAAGTTTTGAGGAGGATTAAAAACTAAAGAAAATATTCCGCTATCTATACTAAATCCTCTCCAACGTAAAAATAATTTAAATTCTTCATCTAATTTGTGACATAGATAACTTTGCAATCTTTCACAATATTGATTAAATCTAAATTCTTGAATCATTGCTGTACCAACACGGCCATCACTTAATGGGGTTGTATTATCATCTGGTCCGGTAGGTAAATATGAACTTGGAACTCGTAATCCACGTGCTAGTCTATTATTAAAATATCTTAAATCGTCTATTTCACCTAAATTTTGTCCACCGGGTAACATCTCAACACTACTGCCTCTACCGTCAGCGGTAACTGGAAAAAAGTAATCCTCATTCATTGATAATGGATTATATGAAGCATCAACTACACTACCTGCACCATTATATGACGGAATTCGCTTTTGATGAATCTCATTTTTTATCCGTTCAACAAATGCCATGGCCATATGGCTTGGCATATTACCCACATCAATTTTAAACATTCTACGTTCGGGTGCTCGTTGAACACGATATATAAGAACTGCATCTTCAAGTAATTCTTTTTGTTTATATACTTTGAAAATGTTTTCTAACACTGATTGACCAAACGGCCAAAATCTATCCAAACCTTCTGTTAAACTTAAATGTACAATATGTTTAGCATCAATTGCTGATTCACTTTGCCCTAATGTAAATCTACTTCCAGTAGTGTTATATGGCATTGACGGTACTGTATATCCTCCCCCGCCGCCGCCGCCACCTGTACCACCTAATCCTGTTGCTGGATTAGCAGCAAAATCAGTATTAGTTTTTTGTGCCACAGTTAAATTTTGTAAATTAATGTTAATGTCTTTTATAACATATTGCTCAGGTTTTTTCCCTTCACTTTCATTAACAATAACTTTAATAATTTTAGTCATATCAACCCAATATAACTTAAAATTTTCTGGATCTCGCACAAATACTTGATCCCCATATTTTATAGAATTTCTAAATATTTTAAATATTCTACTATCAAATTCATTTAATTTACACCATTGTTGTAATTGTTTTTTAAGTAACTCTACTTCATGTTGAGTTGGGTCTTCTTTAAACTCTAAACTAAATGGAGTTTTATTATGTTCATTTTTTTGTGTACTAAATTCTGATATAATGTCTAAACAGGCATTAACTTCAGCATCTACATCCATCATTTCATATTGATTATATCTTTCAATACGATTTGGATGCCCGGTATATACTTCTGGTAATCTGCTACCATAATTCTTGTATCCAAATTCTTGATTATTCCATCCACCCTGTGATGTTCCATCTTGAGCTCCATTCCAGGAACCTTGATTACTGTTTGCACCAGATATGGGACTAGATACCCCACTTTTATTTAAAAATCGTTTTTTATATGTCATATAATACTTGTTTTAGTATTTAGCGTTATTAACGGGATTCTCTTAATATTCTTGCTGCTATATCATTGGCTTCTTCAAGTTTATCAATCATTTCATCACATTTATCAGTGAATAAAGATAGAACCTCAAACATCATTTGTTCTGAATTGTTAGATGCTGTTGCTGCTGCTGCCGGGGTTGAAGATGGAGTAATCTTTTTAAGTGCTTCAACAACTACTGGATTTACCGATTCCAAAGTAACTTTTGATAGTGTTTCAGACGCTGAAATTGCAGTACTAACCGGTGCTACTTCTGCCGGTGCTGCTAATAGTGCAGGTGCGGGTGCTGCTAATCCTGCATTCCTTCTAATTAAGTCTAGTTCACTAGTGACATCGCCAGAAGCTTCACTACCTGCCCTTGATGTTGACGCTGCAACTTCTGCCGCTCGGTCAGCGCGGGCAAAATTTCCGGTTGTGGGTGCTACATAATCTTCTATGCTAAAATTTCCCACATCAGTTTTATTAGTACTACTTTTTGCTTCTACTACTACAGGGGTTGCTATAGCCGGTGCTACTGGTACTGGGGCTACTGTGGTTGCTACTGCCGGTGCTACTGGTACTGGGGCTACTGTGGTTGCTACTGCCGGTGCTGCTGCTACTCCCGGCGCAGTTGCTTTATCTTTTATATATATATTAGCTTCTTCTTTAGGCAATACTTTTTCGCCGGCATGTAATTGTGCTACAACATCTTTTGGTTCAACTTCTTTTCCTGTTTCCCCGGTAGTACCATGCGATCTAGTTGCACTAGTATCAGGACTACCTGTAGTTGCGGCTGGAGTTGCGACTGGCGCTGCGGGTGCTGATGGAATGCCTGCTAGATCTCCTAGTAACTTTTTAGTATTCTCCGAGAACATCGTCAACCACTTTTCTACCCCTTGCAACCCTTGTTTAATATTTTCAAATTGTTTTGGCCCGGGTAATACTTCATCCGTTACCGCGTTAACAGCAATTGGGGTTTGTTTAGCAATAGTTGTTGGAAGTTTTTTAATATCTTCTACTTTAGTATCCCCTTTCAGCCAATCTGCAATTTGATCTCCCCCTATCATATCTATAATAGCGGCCCAAGTCGCGGTTTTGCCAACCTTTTTTATTATTTTAAAAGCAGTTCCAACGACCGGTACACCTCCTAAAACTGCTTCTCCAACTTTAGCTGCAGTTGCGACAGCAGCGCCTCCAAGAGCAACTTCACCTTTGGTAAGGTTGGCTTCGTTAGCGACCGGTATATTTGTCGGTTTTGTTGCGGCTTTACTTAGTGATTCTGGAACTAAACTTTTTGCAAACTCTTTAAGTTTTTCTCCTGCTTCCTTAAGATTTGTTTCAAAGTTTGCCGGCCCTTGTACCAATACATTAGCAAGCGCAATAAACCCTTGTTTAGTTAAGTTTAGACTAATTTCAGTTTCTTTAACAAAATTTCTTGATATTTGAGCAAAGTCTGTAGCAGCTGCCCCTATAGCTGCTACCCCTGTTTTTGACTTATTATCCTCAATTGTTTTTTTTGCAGCATCACTTTGTGCTTGATCACTGAAACCTATTCTTGTTCCAACTTTTCCAAGTAACTCTTTGAAATCAGTAAACCCCATTGAGGTAAATAATTCCTGAGCATTAAATTGAGCACCTTGACCTAAATTTTTCAACAGTGATTGCATTCCTGATTTAAGTTGGTCACCCATTTCATTAGCAATTTTTGTACCATCTACCCCATTTTTAAGATCAGATTGTAGTTTTCCTGCATCAATTCCTAGATTAGCAAACCCAGCAGTTGTTTGATCATAACTACCGGTTCTTGCAACTTTACCAAGAGCCACTCCTGCTGCTTTTCCGTACTTTGCTTCAATATCCTTAACAAATGCTTTCCTGCTGTCTTGTTCTTTTTGCAATGAGTCTGCTTCTGCATCATTTTTTGATGCTCTTAATTCGGCTATTTTATCATTTTCTTGCCGTGAGGCAATCATCTCTTCCAACTCCATAGCCTGTTGCTTTTGTTCTTCTTGTAATACATCCGCACTTTTTCCGGTTAATGCTGATAACCGTAATAAATTTTCAGAATATTCTAACGATGATTTTTTAAGTTTTTCCGCACCCATTGTTTGAGTTAACATTGATTTGCCGGAAAGTGCTTGTATCTCAACATACTTAGCCTGTTGGTCCATTAATTCAGTTTGGCTTACACCCATTCGTTGAAATTCTTGTCGTACATCTTTACCAACATTAGCCATACCGGCAAATGCTTTAATGCCTTCAGTAGCATTAGCGCCTAATCCAATTAATCCAGTACCAATTTTTCCTGTTGCATTAGTTAATATACCTAAATCTTTAGTAGTTAGGCCGGCGGCCTCGCCCATTTTCATTATATCTTTGGTAGTCAATGACCCTGCTGCACCTATTTTAGCAAATTGATCTGAGGCTTGAAGTAATTCATCAGTTTGTTTAAATACTGCTCCTGCAAGCCCGGACACCGCTTTTCCTAATAGATTCATTGCTGAACCAAGTCCTGGTATATTACCGGTTACAGTAGTTAGAGATTTAGTTAACCCTTCTATTGCATAATTATATTTGGAAAAAGTGTGAAGAGAATTATTAGATTGATCTAAAGCTCGATCAAACTCTCTCACACTGCGAGTAAGGTCAGTAAACAAATTACTAGTATTAAATAACGTGGACGATCCGGCGGTGTTTGGTGACCCCGCGGGGCTACTACGTCGGCCTCCGCCTCGCTCCTCTTTCATAAGCTCAATAAGTTCTGCTAGTTGCCGTTCCGTTTCACTCATAATATTTTTCTTCCATCATGTTTTTACCCACTAAATATATAGTATTTAGTATTGATTTATTAGTACCAAGATTACAAAAGGAACAGTATGCCACTAAACAATAACCCATTAAAACAATATTTTCGTCGGCCATCAATTTATCTAAAATTACCAAGTGGTGGCAAATATCCTCCAAATATACTTAATATGCCAGAATCCGGAGAATTGCCGGTATATCCAATGACGGCAATTGATGAAATAACATCAAAAACACCAGACGCATTGTATAACGGAACTGCAATGACTGACATTATTAAAAGTTGTATCCCGGATATTATTGATCCATGGTTGATTTCTAGTGTTGATTTGGATGCTATACTAATAGCAATAAAAGCTGCATCCGGTGGCAATGACTTAGAAATAGAATCTACATGCCCGGCGTGTAGCGACTCTAGTAAATATGGAATAAATTTACTTTTATTATTAACTACATTAACCGCAGCAAATTATGAAAATACTATGGAAATTAATGAGTTACACATTAAATTTAAATCCTTAACTTATAAAGAACTAAATCAAACTAAGATAAGTCAATTTGAAGTTCAACGAATTCTTGCAGGGTTAGAGTCAAATACTAACACAGACGATGCTATCCGAATTGAAAAGACTCAATTGGCAATAAAATCTATAGTTGAACTAACTATACAGTTAATATCAAATTCTATTGAATATATTGAAACCCCAAACAGTAAAGTTACTGACAAAGAATTTATTATGGACTATTTAACTAATTGTGATAAGCAATCATACATAGCCATTAGAGATTTTAATACTAAACTAAAAGCAGAAGCAGAAATTAAACCATTAGCAATTAAATGCATTAAGTGTAGTCATGACTATTCACAACCATTTACATTGAACATAACTGATTTTTTCGCATAAGGCTTCTACACCTTAACACTGAAGGTGTTGAGAAGCTGATAGATAACATGGAAAAAGAGTGTCTATCCATTAAGAAAAATGCGATTAGTTTGGCATGGCACATGCGAGGTGGTGTGTCATATGAAGATGTATTAAATATGTCTGCTGACGAACGAACACACATATACGAATTAATAGAGCATAATATGGAAGTAACAAAAAAGTCTCAACTTCCATATTTCTAATCCGTAATTATTCATTTATATAATTCTTTTGTTATTAGAAGATGGGCTATAGCCCATCTAAGAACTTCGCTATCGCTCGTTCTTATTTTTCACGGGTACTTACTTTTTTTTAAGAGTACCTTGTGTTATATATTGCTGCTTGGAGAGCCATGGTAGTGCTAATAAGCACCACCATTGGATTTGGGATATTTGCTATGCCCATCGACCATTGTTATCTATTCCCCGTTTAATCAGCTATTTAGGCTATTAAACGCTACCGGTTGTTCTGTAAAGTTTACGGGACTGTAGTGAAGCTATCACGTTTATAATGATTCTTCCACAACGCACATTCTACTGAATCAAGATAAAATATCAGTAGACTTGTTTAGGGTTCGCTTTGACGAGAGCCCTATCGGTATTCCATAATTACATATGTAATTACGCTTACTCCAGAATCTGATGGCACAGCACAATCTGTACAACCTCAAGGAGGATTGGGGAACCCCAATCACACAAATTTTTATTATATAATTATATTAGAAGTTTTGATATTTTGTATTGACGTTGTGTCTGGTAATCCTGAATAGGATTTTAATAATAGTTTGTTATTTTTGAAAAAATCAATAAATTCAATGATTAACCAATCACCAAATTTATCTGAAGAGTAATATATAAAGTTGTCTGTTACCCAAGTTGGGCCGCATTGCACGGCAACATAACGCCCTTTTCTATTAAATTTCATGAACAACATACTAATGTCACCTTCAACAGCAACATCCATTAATTGTTCAATCCACATATTTATTACTTTACATTCTCCTGATAATAATAAATGAAAAGGAAAATCAGCATAGAACTTACATTCTATATTCATTTTACTAAAACTTTCTCCCGGAACAATATCGCCCTTAAAGGAACGAATTTGCCCTTCATGTAAGAATTCAGTTCTTGCTTGATTTTTACCACCAACATATGCTCCAGAGCCAGGCGCTCGGATAAAACTTTCACCGTATGTATCACTAAGAAATTTTGCAACTTCTCGTTCAAATCCGGATCCTTTAGTTTTCTGTGGTGATGGCATGTTAATACTTATCGTCAATTTTTCTCTTTAAAAAATATTAATTAATATTGTCATTCTATGTCTACAGTGTTATGGTAACTTGTGAAGCCGCCTTCTTTTACAACTTTAAGTACACTTGGTACTCTGCCAGCAAGTTCTTCTCTATGACTAACTAACCATATAGACTTATGCCGACGGCGACTCATATCTTTAAAAATAGCAATGGCATTTTCTACACCCATTGTATCTAACCCGCTATCAATTAATTCATCAACAAATAACGTATTAATGGGTTTGTATAAATTTTCCCATACATCTCTAAAAGCAAAACTTAATCCTAAAATTAATCTATTTCGCTCTCCTCTTGATAAATTATCAAAATCAAGTTCTCTTCCCAACTCAGTGATCTCAACTTGTAAATCATTTTTAAAAATAACTTGATGTGGTAATCCAATTTTGTCTAAATAATCGGTCAATCTAGCGTTTAAATAACTTAAGTTTTGATCAATTATCTTTTTACGAACAAAACTATCTTTACTAGTTAGTAAATCTAATAAAAATTTTTGATGTTCCATAGTTCGTGTCAATTTATTAATAACTTCAAAATCAATGGATTGTAATGCATGACGTTCCATTTCTACAATCTGTTCACTGTACGGATCTACCTCATTGGCTTTGTTTTCTAATTGGGTTACGATATTAGCAATTTCACTAGAATGTTTTACCGCTTCTGCTTCTGTATTATAATGCGTAATTGGCAACATCCCTAATGTACCTAACTGTTGCAACAACCCTGTATTTTCAATATATTGAGAATTAGTTGCTAATGCTTGTAATGCAGCTTCTTGTAATGCTTTTTCTTTATCTGCTAATACTTCTTCATGTTTGGTGTCATGCAATTCTTGCCCGCATGCATAACAAGTATGATTTTTTAAATCTGCAATTTCTTTTTTTAATTTAGTTATTAACTTTAAATCTTTGGCTTCATCGGTTACACATCTAGTAATTAACTTAGTTAGTTCATCAATGTCTTTTCTTTTTTGAATATATTCAATTAAATTTTTATGTGCTTGTAACTCAGCAGTAATGTCAATGTTGGTTAACTCTGTATAGGTAAGAGTTAGTTTTGTTAAATCTAAGTTGTGTTTATCTTGCCAAAGTTTACTTCTACGTTTAGTAGAATCAATTTGTTCTTTAACACGCTTATTGGCTTCTTCTACTGCCTTAACACGGAATTCTTCAGATTGAATACTATCTTTACTATCTCTAACCATATTTTTAACAATATCCGCTTTTTCAGAAAGTAAAGTGATGCCAAGTAATTGTTCAATGATATCACGTTGGTCATTTGTTTTTAATGCTAAAAACGGTTCACTGTAGGTATTCAATGCAACAATATGTCTAAACATATCAGCAGACATTTGTATAACTCGTTCTATTGCTATTTGAGTTTCTTTGTTTTCTCCTTGAGCATCATCTGTGTTTTTTTGCAAATCATTGTTTATATAAAATCGCAATAGATTGGGTTTTCTTCCACGCTCAATTTTATATTCTAACCCATCAACACTAAATTCTAGTGTAACAAGCATGTTTTTACCATTGGTGCGATTAACTAAATTATCTTTGCGGATTGAGTTAATAGGAACGCCAAACAATGCATAAGATAAGCCTTGAATCAATGAAGTTTTACCCGTACCATTACGAGCGCCATCACCACCTAAATCTAGATTTTCACCTAGAATAAGTGTTAGTTCTTGTCTGTCAAAGTTGACTGCTTGGGTTACTTGACCGATTGATAAAAAATTACGAAGGGTGATGTTTTTAAGTGTTATTGCCATGGGTTTTCATTAAATTATTTTTAAGATAGTACTTTAAAGATTGTTGTAAATGTCTAACAAAATCTTTTTATCAAAGCTATTGCTTTCAATACTATTGATTTGAGCAATTACAATTTGGTCTACTGATTCAAACTTTAATCCATCTAAGTTTTGGCTTTGTTCTACTTGATCTGCTTTCATGGGTATTAATGTCATTTCTCTTAACTTGTGTTCTGGAATAAGGGTTTCTCTAATAAAATTGGCTTCTTCATATGATATATCTATATCTAAATGAACACGCACATGGCTATCAATCAATAGTAAGTTTTCAGGATTTTCTAATACAGCACTTAGTTTATGAACTCTGTATATAGGTTGTCTGGGCCAACTATGAAATTCTGGTTCAGTTCCCCATTCTAAAATCATCATGCCCCTAGCATCATCCCCTGCGTCAGCATAATTATGCGGAAAGGTATTGCCGATATACCAAATATTATTTCGTGATTGTCGTTTGTGAAAGTGCCCACTAAATACTTTTTCAAATCCTGCTAAATGCTGTTCATTTATCTCACCATGATCGGGCATAGAAATCATTGCATTCATATAAAAATGAGGTAATTCTAAATGTCCAAACATATATTTACCACTCATTTTTTTAAGTTTTTTATAATCATCTTGGACTAACCATGGTGCAATGACAACATCATCAATTTTTAAAAAGTCATTAACAATTGTAATATTGGGTAAATGTTTTGCCCATTCTACACTATGAATGTCACGGCGGTCACGATAATATAAATCATGATTACCGGGTATAAAAAATATTTGTTCAAAATTTTTACTTAGTTTTTCTAATGATTGTAACCCAAATTGTAAAGTATGGATATTAATAGTGGCTCTATGATGATTCCAATCACCTAAGAAAAAACAAGTTTCACAGTTTTCTTTTTTTGCTTTAGCAATAAACCAATCAACAAAGTTTACACAGTCTTGATTGTGTTGTAGACTATTGCTTTTAAGTCCATAGTGAATATCGGTAAAAAATGCTGCTTTTTTAAATAAATTACTCATCAGAATATTGTAGCATAATAC